CACAACTCAAATAACCACATCCATCCAGCCAATTATCTATATGCTTTGGGTTGGATTTTATACGTGCCACCTTGAGTAGCGTCATCATAACAGAGACATCGACGGCACTTACTTCAATGCCCAGATGAATAGACCAGTACTCCCCTATCGTTTGAAAATTACTTTCCATATCACCGTGATCAGAGGCCCGGTCTTTCGTGACATAACCCTTGGCGGTGTCCAAGATGTCAGATCGTTTCATACATATCTCCATTATATGTTGACGCCTTGTTCGCGCAGCTTTGAGGTGAACTCTCGTAGCTCCCTTCTTGCACGATACAAGTCTTGCTGTACGTCAGGGTGCTGGTTGACGCGATTAACTTCGCGCTCGTACTTATCTGTCTCCTGTTTTAGAAACCGATACTCTGCTTTTTGCGCAGGGTTTAATGCTTCATCACCCATTGCCAAAATCCTCTGGCCTAGCCCTCGGACGTAATGTGTTGCTTATTACATCTGAACTTTCGCATGATATGTGAATGTCTCGTGGGCTGTCATAGATTATTTCTAATGCTTCAGACCTGAGAACTCGCTCGCATTTAGCGTAGCTCTCAAACCAAATCTCGCTGACTACATCGTTACCCTGAAGCGGGTAGTAAATTAGCAGTGCCGTAAAAAGTTCCATCCATCTTCTCCCTAGATTGGTAAGTTGTAGCGTGACTTTGTTTTGCTCACGGTGTTTTGACTGATGCCCAATATCTCAGCTATATCTTTCTGAGATATCTTTTTCGTCAACATTAAGTTTATCTTCCTGATCTTATCTGTCATCTCAGGAGACCCAACTATGTTTCTTACAGAACCCATTGTCGCGTTGTGTTCTCTGGCATTTAGTAATTTCTTACTGGGTTGCTGATTTTCTTTTTCGGTTAACTCCAAAATACATAAGCCGTATGCAACCTCGAAACTTTTTCCGAGGTCCATACACAATTTTAATTTATCTAAGTTCATAATTATTCTCCCTTACGTTTTTAAAAATACAGTCTCGCCCCATGGTGCGGGACTACCGCTAGCATACGCAGACACCCACATCGTTGGGTAGTGCGGACACTCTGGATAATCAGAGATGCACATGTCTGAAAAATACACCATGTTATCTACATTGATATTATTTTCTTCGATGTAATCAAACACTGGTCTGACGAGTGTACCACCTCGCCCATTAACTTCAATCATTTCGATCTCTTCGCCCTGCTCGTAACGTCTCACAGTTTGAACATTCATGTCACAAGTGATGACGGTCACGGACTGAGGCTTGATGTCGGCACTGATGGCGTTCAACTCTCCCAAGAAATAAGAAAGCTCAACTTTAGAAACAGATCCGCTAGTATCGATGCCGATCACAACGTCCCTGGCACCCACCATTTGAATGGACGGTGCAACGATACGTGAAGTGTGGTACATTCTTCGGTGAGGCTTACGCATACTGTAATCGTCAGGCTGATCCCCACCGACGAACCTGCGCATGCAGTCACGCCAATCAACTTGGCTGCGCTTCATGACTTCGATCAGTTCTTTGATTGCTGATGGTAGATTACCGACAGCCTTAGCCCCGTTTGCAGCCATCATAACCTTGCTATCTATGTCAGCTTCCATCTGCTTGACTTCAGCCTCTGAGGGGGCGTTACCGTTGCCGTCAGAGGCATCTGCGACTTCACCGAAGCCAGACCCTTGAGAGTATTTCTCAGCGGCATCTTCTGGAAGACGCCCATAGATAGCTTCAGCATTCAGGCCATGGTATTCAGGATTATCCAGAGCAGCTTCGGGCAGCTTGAATAAGTCGTGATCTCTTAGGATAGGATTGATGGCGAAGTCGCATGCAATGTTCCAAAGAACTGGGTCACGCTTGCCCCGTCTAAGCATGTGCTTGAACGTGACATGCAGAACCTCGTGCGCCATGACACCAACGATCTCTTCCTGATCGTGAGCATTCACGAAATCTGGGTTCCATAAGATGGACTTACCATCAGTACACATCGTGCCGATGCTCGTATCAGCTTCGACCCTGAGTGACAGTGCAAGTGATCCAAAGAATGGATGCTTAACGACAAGCCTTGTGATCGCACGAGACACTTTCATCTGAGCGTCCATAGGTATTTTATCAATTTGCATAGTGTGATCTCCATAAAAAAAGTTCAATAGAACTATATCCTGTTTTAAAAATGGGCGACTTTCCCCCGACAAAACTGACAAAACCTGTCCCATCTGTCCCTCGCGTCCCAAATTAGGTACGTTTGCTACCCAAAACCGTTCACGATTTTGTGTTAAAGGATCAGGTTTTTTCCCTGCCGCATGATCCAACTGCGGACCTCTTGCGATTGCTTCAGTTCTTTGTGACGGTTGACGCCATCCTTGATAACGAATGCCGCGAACTCTTGCTGCGGGAGCCGCTCAAGATACTTGATCACGTTACCCACATTCTTTGGGTTCATCCTTGATGATATCGCAGCACACACTGCGTACAGGACGGCAGGATCTGACGGGATATCCGCTGCATTCGGGGCAGCTATCAAAGCGTCGATGTCTGGGACCGCATCATACATCTGCAAGAAGCCAGTGAAATCTGCTGTCGCAGCACGTCCAACCTGACCAGCGATAGCTTCCAATAGATTGACTGGATCAAGACCCCAAGACATGATCGAAGCAACGCGCTCCCATGATCGGGGAGATGGGCATGCATCTGCATCACGATCAAACCTGTGCAGCCATTCAGGGCGGAACCGCAAGAACGCTGAGACACGCTCATCCACACGCTGGCTGTAGTAGTAAGCAATTGTGTCTTCCATGTCCGCCTCGATTTCTAAAAACATCAACCTGTCTTTAAGATGTGATGGCATGTTGTTGGTGCCAGCTCGATCAGACATACGATTTCCTGCTGCAACAATCACCCAGCCCTCTGGCAGATGATGTGGCCCTACACGCCGCTCGTTTGTGATCTGAGCTGCAATGTTTTGATTGGACGTTGGAGCCTGTGGCAGCTCATCCAAGAATAGGATGCCCTCGCCGTCAGTCGGCATCCAGTCAGGACGTTTGCGCACCATGGTCTCGCCATCGTCAGACGGCACTGCCCAACCACCTAGCTCACCAGCATCGTACTGAGCGAGTGAAAGGATCTGACATCCAATGCCTTTGTCTTTGGCAATGTCCTTGACCAAGGTTGTCTTGCCTATACCAGCGCCTGATACGAGGTATGGCACAACATACTGTGCGTCACGCCCGTTCTTTGTTTTCATGGCAAAGTCGATAGCTGCTTCGCAAATTGCTTTCGCTTGTGATAGTTTCATTCTGTTTCTCCACTCTCATCTAAAATCTGACCAGACCCACCGCAAAAATTGCATTCATCTTCACGAAAACAATCTACGTCGATCTGAAATTCAACTTCCCCGAAACCTTTGCAGACATGGCATTCGATAGTGCTTTCCATCTCCTGCAATCCGACTACATAATTTCCGATCTTACTCATCACAGCCCCCAGTTCGCTATGCAGACAGGGCCGATACCCATCTCGATTGAGACAGGATCAGTTAGCTCTCTGCCACAACAGGAACACCGCCCAGTGTCTCGTCCATACTGAACTGCCTTACCCCTTGGATCACCCGCTACACCCACTACAGCGTCCGCTGTGTCTGTGTGACACGTACTCACTGGGATGAACTGGCCTTCCATGATTTTGCCCTGATAGTCTGGCCCTCGTTTGACGTAGACTGCGCCAGCATTCTTGCCGTGCAATGGTGCCAGCGAAAAGGCCAGCTCTGCTGCCCTGAAGACAGGCTTCTTAACCTTGGCTGTGTCCAACAGAACCTTAATCCTTGACACATCAACCGCGCAGCTCATTTCTTTGCGCATCTCAGCTTTGGTGCGAACGTTCAGGATGGTACGCTCTGCCGCGTCCCATTGCTTGACCGATAGGTCACCCTTCGATCTGTACTGACCGACCAGTGATGCTGCAAAATTATTCCAGCCAGCCATAGCTGAAAGTTCTATAATCATTTCTTCATATTCCATTAAGATTTCTCCCTAATTGGTTGCCAGTTATCACCCCAGATCAAGACATTGCCGATCACCTTTGATTGGCGTTCAGTCTTACCAAGCATTTCGTTTACAAAGTATTCTTCTAGATCAGCCAAGGTCTCGAACTCGAACCGCTGGTATATCTTCCCAGCGTCAGTAGTTATGTGACTAATTTTTATATTCATCCTCCACTCCTCCAAAAAAAGTTCAATTGAACTTAGCGCAGCAGCTCCATTTCTGAAGCTGCTAACAAAGTTCACCAAGCTAACATGAAAATTAACAGGCCAATCATCAGGGCTGCGAAGGCGAGGCCAGAAGCCACGCCCTCCAGAAACTCCCAGCGTTTACCCCGAAGCTTCGACTTGCGGCAGCTCATGATGCGATACCAAGCGCATCCATCATCTCGTCAACCACCGCATCAACGGTATTGTTTTCACTTTCGGCAGCTTTCTCAGCGGCCTTGGCAGCATCACTGTCCCGGTATGCCTTACGTGCAGCCATCAGCTCTCGCATGACGTTCTGGAACTCGTCCAGTTCCTCATCATCAAGGCCATCGCGAAAGACATCACCTTGAACCAGCTTGCCGTTCTCATCCTTTCTATTTGAGAACTTGCCGACAACCCTCTCAGCTAGAATTGCAGCTTTGGACTTTTCGCCCTCACCTTTGATTGCTTTAGCCAACTTGTTTTCGCTGTCGATATCCATGACCGCGAGGTCAGCAACAACGGCAGCACCAGTGTATTGAGATGGGATCTCGCCGATCTTTTCTTTGATCATACGAACGGCACCAACACTATTCTCAACATATCGTTTGACGGTAGCCTCTTTTAGGCCAGCCTCTTCGAGTAGTGCAGCGCGAAGTGTTTTTGATATCGCCCGTGGCAGGTTACCCTTGACCAGTTTGACGTGAGCGATTGAAGCAATCACTTCACCGTATGCTGTCATTTTCTGACCGTTCGCCGCATCGTTGTTGTCGCGGTTCTGACCTTTGAGAGTACCGATCTCTTGCTCTGCCTGATAGACTACGTTGATCGAAGTATCGGAAACCATAAATTGTTTTGCATTTGTCATCTGTTCATCCTTTTTGGCTGACGTTTGCGTTGTAGGCATGATGCCTCCAATGACCCTGGCGCACCAGGATCATTCAAAGTAT